GATATGGATTACCTGTCCCATTGATATTTGTAATCAATGTTTTGTCTTTAAATATATACATACGCTGATTGACAAAAATCAACATATAGCTGTCGTCAACAGAGAATTCAAATGCAACGCTACGAGTTCCATCTGCTGGGCTGGCTGCGCTTGGTATCTCCATCAGATATTTAAGCCCACCACGCCTGCGTACACCGCCTTGTGGCTGAACCAATACATTGGTCAGTGTCTCAGCGCCATTCTTGTATTGTTCAAGCTCAACCCTAGCTCTCAGCAAAGGATCTAATTCCCCGCTTGAGAAGTTGGTTTGAATGCCGACAAGACGAGTCATCAGTTCCTCACTTCAATGAGGCTGAAATCTTCAAACGCTTGTGTTGTATTTCCTTGACCATCAACAACCATGGCTGTACGAAAATACCCACCACGGTTGTTTTCGCTTGGCGCACCAACAGCAACCTGTTGCCAGTATTGAGTCTTGCTTACTTGATCTGTAATTGGATCAGCCAAATGCCATGTCATCATGTATTTGAGCAATTGCACAAAGTATGCTGGCATCTCAGATTCTGTTGGAGCATACTGGTAGTCAATGACTATAGTTGTCTCATTTGTCAAAAGCTTATCGCCTTGAATCACCCAATCAGTGAATGTTCCAGAGCCAATGGCTGTGCTGTTATATGCTCGTCTGATAGCACCAAGTCTGTCAGACGGCAATTGATATTCGTATCGGTATTGGTTGACAGGTGTATTAACTGTCTGCGCCAACTGGACTTTCTTAAAACTGAAAGACCATGGGTATGACTGTAGGGTTGAGTATTTAATGCCAGGGTACAAGCGGTCACAAGTGTTAGATGCAGATGTTCCCTCGTTAAAAGACGAGATTGCCTTAGCGCCTAGCATCAGCAGGGCATCAGAGCAAATACGAATGTCGGTATCACCAGCAGCCATTTGTCACCTCAGATGTGAGAATGGCCTGCCACCAGTTGTCCAGTAGCAGGCCGATCCATTTGATACTAAGATTAATCAGTATCGGTTGCGGTAATGGTCACGCCGTCAGTGATGTCAACTACGCCAGAAGCGTTGCTGACCACATAAGCTGTGGACATTACAGGAGTACCGCCAGTGGCGCTGTAGCAGAAAACGATGTCGCCAACTTTCAACACTGAAGAAACAGAGTTGAAGTAGCCAGAGGCACGAATTACTGATTGAGCGTCAGTGGAAGAGTAGCTATAAATAGCTGGGGCGTTGCCAGATTTGGACTGACCGCCGACAGTGTTAAAACCTGTTGCTGAAAATGCCATGATGTGTTCTCCTTATTCTGTACAAGTGATGTCAACACAACCACCAGCATCGATAGCGACAGCGCCAGCACTAAACATTGAGCTAACTAACCAAGAGGTTTTCTCTGGGATGTAGTTGATCTCACTGCGAATTGCCATGCTTTCAGCCATACCGACAGCCATTTTGTGGTAAGCATACACCTTGCGGGTAGAACCTGAACCACCGCCAGTTAAACCGCCTTCAGAGCGATCACCGATAGTGATGAAGTTAAATCCCATGAATGATGTAATGTCACCTTGCACTAATGCTTTAACGCTGTTGAAGTCAGAACTTGTGACAGCAGTCTCAGACAAAAGGCTAGACAATTGTGAAGCATGAATCAGCATATAGCGATCTTCTGCTGGTACGTTTGCAGTGTTCATCAAACGAGCAGCTTCACGCAACTTAGCCATGTTCATGTTTGTACCAGCGCCACCAATGCTAGTAGCAACTGTCAAGCTGGTGCTTGATGCTGCCAATGCGTCAATGATCATCTGATCAGAACGGCGACCAATAGCTTTAGCAACAACTTGCACCAATTCTTGGCGCTCGTCAAAGTTAACTTTAGCTTGGTTAAAGATATCGCTGTATTCAGCAGCAATGTAGTCAGTCAGTGTGACTGTGGCCTGAGAGTAGGTCACATTCAAAGGAGTTACATCAGTCTGAGGAACTCGGACTTGTGCAACACCAGCACCAATTTTGGGGAACTTGTGAGTGGACGCAGTGACACCAGTACGCAGACGGACAGTGTTACGCAGGACAGCATCAGCTTGATATGCCTGTTTAACTTCCGTGTCGAACAAGGTCACAAATGCATTAGAAATGCTAATTGACATTTGTTTCTCCTAGAAACGGTTGATGAAAAGTTTATCGCCAACGGTTGTCCAGAAGAATCTGGGCCTAGACTTGTGTGTTACCCCCACACCAGGGAGCAGACTACTGCTGTCATGGGCCTTGCGGTTATCCATGATTACATTATAGAACACACTTTCTAAGGGTTGTCAACTAATTTTAAGCATAGTTTCCCCAAGGGTGGTAGCCAATGCTATCCAGCCCTACCCAGAGGGTCATGCTTTAAGGGGTAGTTAATCGAATAACTCCCCCCTAAAACCAACCATCCCAGTAAACCCTTGAGGCAGCGATTCATCCAACACTGACTTGTCCCACCCATGTATCAGTGTTTACCCTAGTCCCTCGCTGACAGGCTAGTAGGGTTATCTTGGGGGTGTATCCAAGCCCTGTGTTCTCTTCCAAGCAGTCCATGCAGACCCACTGGTATCGTCTGGAGTACGGAAGTCAATGCACAAGTAAAAAAGCCGCTTACTACTGCATATTGGTTGCACCCTTTGAGAATCCCCAAAGGCAATACGCATGAGTAAACGGCTTTTAAACCTGTTGTGTGCAACGACAACGCAATCAGTATAGACGAAAAAAAGCCCCCACGCAAGTAGGGGCTAAAAGATCACTCGGAGACGTTAGCAACTGCTTGCCAACCTCTTAACCATACATCTTTTCAAAGAGCTTTTCAACCTTTACCCTGAAAGCTGGTTCCTTTTTATATCTTGGATCAGCAACCATGGCATCCAGTTCTTCTTTGGATACAGATCCTTCAGGGTTAGATTTAAGGGTATCTACTGGTACTCTGCCCTCATATGTCTCTCTCAGCTTAGACAGCGCTTTAATGCCCCTAGCAGTGTCTCCCCAGCGTGTAAATTCCTTAAATTCATCTTCACCCCAAATACCCTTGTTGACCATCCCACGACCCCATGTAGCCATGTTGGAAATGATTGCCTTGGCATTAGGGCCAAGTTCTTCCATTTCTTGCTCCATGGATCTTCTGGTTAAAGTTTCTTGATCACCAGATACAGTGGTTACTTCTTTTGCTAGATCCTCAAATGCTTGCTGGGAGATGCCGTACTTCTGCGCCCAACTTGTGTATGCCTGTGCCACTGGATCATTATCCTGTAGACCAGCAGCTTCTAAGTTGTATTTGCCGTCTTCTGGTGGCTTGTGTGAACCAGAGCGGAACTTCTTCTCTAGCTCTACATAGGACTTGCTAATACCTTCTAGATCAGGTTCAGCCTTATCTTTGTTCCAAAACTTCTCAGGCCAAAAGTCTGGACGCTCAAGTGGAGAATCTTCCTCAAAAGTAGGATCGCCTTGAATGTGATTGATTGCTTGCTCTTGGCCCTCGGTTGTCTGCTGTGCTGGCGCTTCTTCGGCAGCGGCTTGTAGCAGGCCAGGGTTGTCATTTGCTTCGCTCATTGGTTCTTTGCCTTTCGTATGCGGTTTTCAATATCTCGGATCACACTGTTTTGTCCTTCTCGGAACATCCCCAGCGATTGATCCGCACCAGGTTGCCAGCATGGTTGCTCAAGATAGAACTCTCGTAACCATGCCAACACCTTTTGTCCCTCGTCACTGGCAAATGTCTTTGCCATCTGAAGGTTTAAATCAACGCCAGTTTGATTAGGTTCAAATGGCGGTAATTCATTTTCTAAGTCTTCCCATCCACTCATATATTTTTTAACAGTCTGTTGCGTTTTCAAATCCAACCTGATTTTTCAAGTCGGCATAAAGGCTTTCCATTAAGTTATCTGTTGGAGTTGCACAATAAAAAGCATGACTTGCTACCTCTTGTGCATTGGCTTGCCTAGCATCTGCGCTTGCAGACACAGATACCTGATATTGGCATTGATCTTTGGTTGCCCAAATATTTGTGATTCGTGCGTAAGCATCCGTAAAAGGTACGCCAACGCTACTTGTAGAAATAGAAATTTTGAGTGCCATTAGAAAGTTACCTCAGTTGTTTCAATTGTGCTAACCCATCGTATTGTGGTTGCCGCTGCCCCTGTCACAGTAACCGCTATGCCGCCATTTGTTGTGTCTGCGGTAATTGCTAATACCCAAGTAGCCGCCGCAACATCTTGGGCAATCACAATAGGAGTGACTGCGGCAACCAAAGCAGTTGATGCGGCATTTGCGCCTCGTTTAATTACGCCTTCATACTTCCAACCTGATGTTGTACTGCCACCTGTTACGTTAGCAATGCAAGTTCCTTGGAATACATAGGCTGAGTTATTTGGCAGGATTACTTGGTTAGTTGTGCTTGCCGCACTTGTGTTACTTCTTAAAACTGTTGCAGTTGCATCCGTGGTTTGTCTTCCAAGAAGTAACAATGCTGATTGAGTAACGCCAACGGCATTAACAATAGGAATACCATTTGCTGGAAAAACTGTATTTCCTATGATTGATCTTGTTGTTCCATTGTACCCACCAATTACTGTAGCAACGTCAGCATTTGCATTGCTTAACGCTCCACCAATTACGGCAGAGTAAGTAGCACTTGCAGTATTACTTCCTCCAGCAACAAAAGACTGATTACCACTTGCAGTATTAGTACCTCCACCAGCCACAAAAGCATTAGTACCACTTGCAGTATTAGTACTTCCTCCACCTACAAAAGACCGACTACCACTTGCAATATTACCTGATCCACCACCTACAAAAGAATTAAGCTCACTTGCAGAATTAGAACTTCCTCCAGCGACAAACGCAGAATTACCATTTGTGATATGACCAGTTCCACCACCTATAAAAGAATTAGCACCATATGCAGAATTATTGTTTCCTCCAATTGCAAGAGCATAATTATTTCCCGCTGATGTTGGACTTTGGTTTAATGTTATCCAACCAGTTGCACTAGAGCCAGTAGACGATCCAAAACTTATAAATTGTTTAGAATAACAAAAGACTAAAAACTGTCCTGCTGCTAAAGTAGCAATAGCATTTAATGTACCACTACCACTTACATCCGAAGAATGAATAGTAATTTTTTGATCGTTACCACCATATCTTGCATTAATAATTTGTATTTGCTTACCTTCTATTGGCGCAGAAGGAAGATACACTAGCATAGAAGTTGACGATCCCCCTGTTCTAAAAAATTGAATAGGCGCACAATCATCTGCTAATGCAACTCTGCTAGTACCTGTGAAGGTATTTAAAAAATCCCAAACTTGTATTGCAGGGGTGTTTTCAGATGCAAAACCCGTAAACATTAATACTCTCCACCAACAGCAGTTAGGTGAAATCCTGCCGCTACTACTGTTCCAAATGTGGCATAAATACGATACCCCGCTGGCAAACTAATGTTTAAAGGCAAAATAATATCTGGCAGTTCAGCCGTTTCGGATACTGTTGTTGCTGATAATGTTCGCTCAAGATACAAAGCATTATTAGCCGCAGTAGTAGTAACAGAGCCATTGTTTATCCATATACGAATAACAGTTGCTACGTTTGTTCCTAATGCTCTTACTTTTATAAAATCAAGCCTAGAACCGTCAACAGCTTTACCAGTAAAAATCGGACCATAAATTGTTCCGCTACTTAAATCTTTGGTTGTGTTGGCGTCCCGACCAGGAGTCCCTGATGTTGCTGGAGCGCCACTTACCCAACTATTTACTGGCGTTAGTGGAAAGATTGGGTTTGTATTTTGTGCCATTTAAAAGCCTCCGATTGACCAAGATAAAAGTTTGGGAATGGGTGATGAACTACCGCCACCACTTGAGGCGATAGTGATACCACCCGCTGAGTTTGTAATTGTAATGTTGCTACCAGCGGTAAGGTTAGCTTTTTCCCATAAAGACGTAGAAGCGTTATAAATTAAAGTTTGACCACTTGTAGCATTCTGAGCAGAAACATTGTGTAACTCATCTAACTCATAGCCGTTTTGTACCTTAACAATTAACTTACCTTGAGTTGGGTGGGCATGAGCAACAACAGCCATATAAACAAGATGCTGTGGCGCATAAGGCTTAGTTGTTGTCAAAGTTCCTGCTGTGGTTGGACTTAGATAAAGTTGCGCCCCATCTGTATATGCTGATGTATCCATATTGGTAACTAAGCCAATAATGGTTACATAGCCATTTGAATTGTTTGCCAAGTCACTAGTTATTAATCCCAATGTCTGCGCTGATGTAGCGTCACCAGTAGCCAAAGCCTTAGAGACAGTTGGAAGTTGACCTGTAGCACCAGAAATATAGACTGCTGTACCTTTGGTAAGGGTTGCACCAGTAGAGTTTCGTACTTGCTCAACAAGCACTGAAGCTGGAGAAGTTTGCGATACCGAAAGATCAACAGCTGACCCAACTGTAGTAACAATAATACTTGCATCAGCAGAGGCAATAGTGGCAATGCCACCACCACTTGCTGCCGTCCAAACTAAATTTGTTCCATCTGAGCCAATAACTTTGTTGGCATTACTTTCTTTTAATCTAACAATATCACCAACTTCCATTAGTTGAGCTTGTCGATCAAAGAGTTTGTCATCTCTTCCACCGCCACCACCGCCAGTAGGAAGAGTAATCCACTTACCCCACACTTCAGGAGATTCTTCAAATCTAAGCATTAAGCCTTTTCGCTCATGCTTTGGCATTGGGCCAATATCTCCACGTGGGCCAGGTGGGCCAATAAATCCACGCTCACCTATTAACCCACTTTTACCAATAGGGCCAATATCTCCCTTATCGCCTTTTAAACCTTGTGGGCCTTGTGGGCCTTGCTCGCCTTTTACACCCTGTGGGCCTTGAACACCAACATTTCCAACATCACCTTTAATTCCTTGAATACCTTGCAATCCTTGTATGCCACGCTCACCTTGAGGGCCAGGCACTGGTTGATTAACAATTTTAATTTCACCAGATTCACCTTTTTCACCACGCTCACCTTTTTGCGCTTGAGCCGACTTAGCTATTTCAAGCGCACGTATAGCAGCGGCTCTTGCAACTTCATCACGCATTGATTGCTCCTGCTATTTGATCTTGTTGCAACATACCTAAAAGCTCTTGATCACTTTGTGAGTTCTGTTGTTGTTGTGCTACCTGTTGCATTTGTTCCATCATGGCCTTGCGTTCTTCTGCATTTGCTCTAACCGCTGCTGGTACGCCAAGCTTGTCAGCAATATAGTCAATTGCCGCTCCAGCCTTAATTGCCATCTGACCTTCTGGGCCAAGACCTTGGGCAATCTGCATAAACTGGATGATGTTATTGATCTCATCCAAGTTCTGTGCCATTGCCAATGGGCTGACTGGGCTAACCTTGACTTCCAATCCATTGACTTTTAAGGGAAGATCGATGATGCCATCCCTGTCCATGACTTCTAGGATCTTGGTTACCAATGGGATCATGGTTTCATTGACCAATCGACCAAAGGCTGAACCCAAGTTCTGAGCAAGCTCCTTCATGCGCTCGACAACCTCTGTGGCTGATCTAGCACTCATGTTGTCAGGCGGCAAAGACTCGTCCAGCAATGTGCGTTTGATAGATGCAACTAAGTCATTGATCACAATCTGGCTGACATTGAAGTCACCAGCACGAGGCAAAGGCTTGAGCGCCTCACCCTGTGGCCCACCATTACGAGCAACTGGGATGATTGCGCCAGGCACGATCTTCACATTGGCTGGATTCAACACACCATCGTCTGCCGCTGTATATACACCAGTGATTGCCAATGAAGCATTCTTGAGCAAAAGCTCTTTGGTTTTGTTTAGCGTCTTGATGTCTGGCAAAGCAGTAAGCACAGGCCCACGACCATAGATTTCGCCAGCCACCTTCATGTAACGACTGACAACCCATGGGCTTGACTTGAGCTTGCGGTAAACAAGTTCTTGTTTGCTCTTCTTGTCAATTACATAGTAGCTAAAGTCACCACGGTCAATGTTAAAGATGGTGGCTTCAACAAGGTCAATCTCTTCTGTTGGCTTGTCGCTGATGCGCTGTTGCAAATCGACTGGTATCTTGGCATCTTTCCATTGCAATTGAATGGATTCACCCTTGATACGCATATTGCGGTAGACATTGTCAACTTGACCATTTGCACCTTCTTCAAAGCTGACCAAGTACTGTGGAACAGGAATAAAATTGATGGGAGATGTTGCATCGCCAGGCTGAACCAACATGACAGCCGTACCAACAGACAAGTCCAGCAAGAACTCACCCATGGCAATGTCAAAATTGGACTGCTTTAGGACAGCAAACAGCTTTTCGTTGTACAGATCCAGCACTCGCTGGGCTTCTGATCTGCGATTAACTGGTATGTCAGTGCCTGGCTCCAAACGACACCATTTGCGCTGAGGCGGGAAGATGCCAGACTGCAAACGGTTGGCAAATCGCTGGGTAGAGTTAATGGCAGTCGAGTCAAAGACACGAGTCATCTTCTTTTTACCACCTACACGACCTTCATAATCACCACCGTACAAGTTGCGCTGTGGCAAAGCAAACTCCATTGCGTCTTCATACAAAGACTTGAAATCGTCCTTTTTGTTCTGAGCAATCTTTTGTCTTTCAAGGACTTGCTCTGTGGTCATTTTTGCCATATCAATTTTTCTTTCTTGCCGCTGCCATGTTGTCAATGAGGTTTGGGTATGGGCGACCAGCTTTCTTGGCGCTTGCTTTTGCTGATGCTTTTTCAGAAGATGAGAGTGGTTTTGATTCGCCTAAACTTTTTGGTCTAGCTTTGTTCCATATTTTTTTATTCATACTCATTACCATACTCCTTCTCTTGCTAAACAATGATTGGCATTTACTTCTTTTTCATAGTGTTTGTTGCTGTGCGTTGACCACGCATTGGCAAGGGCTTAGAAGCCACGTTTTTTTCTGTGGACTTCTCTTTATAGCCACGCATTGTCTTAGCCACTTTGGATTGCATCTTGGCTTTCATGTCTGTATGCATTACATTCCCCCGCCAAGTTTAGTTGTTGTTGTATCTTGTCCTGACAAGCCAAGTTCAGACCCAGACAGCAAAGATCGCAAACCACCACCACGCCTAGCCCTCATAGCTGCTTGCGCTCTTAGAGCCAAATCAGTTTGTTGTTGATTTACTGCTGTTTCTTGTTTTGCTATTGTTTGTTGTTGAATAGCAATCTGTTGTTCTTGCGCTCTTTTTGCGGATTCTTGTACATCTGATTTTCCTGTAACCACAGAAACAAGTTTTTTTACTGTATTGCTCACATCTAACTCCTTTCAATAAAATTATTTTTTTGGAACAGAAAAATATCTATTGCCATATTTTTTAATTTCAAATCCACGCTCTTGTTCTGCATCAACTGCTTTTTGCCAAGTTTCATGGCTGCGACCTTTTAATATTTTGTAAGACTCTTTTGGTAAATCAAATTCTTTTTTTTCTTTTATGCTTGCTGGAGCTACAGAACCCCAATGACCAGCATTTTCACCAATTCCATCTGGCCCCATTCCTACCTTACGAGCGGTAGCATAGTCATAACTTTTACCTTCTGGATCAAAATCAAGATCTTTGCTAGTTTGAGCAACTACACCACTCATTTTTAACTCCTTGACATCATAAAAAAATCAGATCCGTCAGCGCCATACTTTTTCATCAGACCCTCAATTTCAAAACCAAGGGCAAGACCCCAGCGCACCGCTCTCAAGTCAGCGCATCTTACTGTGATCTGCAAACGATGCAAATTTCTTGATATCACAATGTAATCAGCATAGATCTGGGCGGCACGAGTCATGGTTTTCCCATATTTTCTAAGCCTTTCCTCGCAGTTGAGCCACATCTCTGCGACTCCTTCCCAAACATCTACAGCGCCAAAAACGGCAACAGGCTTGCTTTGTAATATCGCAGTGATAGCATGACCTTGATTGGCTTGGGCTTCAATAAGTTGAGCCAATGAACTGCTTTTTGGCAGGGTTTCCCTTATGGAAGGGTCAATTCTCAGGGTTTCTACATGGCCTGCATTGAATGGAACCCAAATTAACGGAGAATTTTTGGGTAAAAGTTCAAATATATCAAGCGAATACATCAAAATCTGCGGCTGTAACTGAGGACGCTATGTAGATCTTGCCATTGGATAGCTGAGATCCTCTGGTTAACTGGCGATATTCACCGCCACCAGTCATCAAATAGCCAAAAGCGTCACCAACGTGGCTATGCTCATTCTTATTTGGGCTATCTCGGAACCTTTCATGCCCAGCACCGACTGCAATACGCTTGAAATGGTATCCACCAGACAGGGATTTCCGCAATAACTTGCAAGATTTGTTGACCAACAGGCCAGGCTTGCCTGAAACCATGCGATTCATGGGAGCGGCTGCGGCTTCCCTACGAGCTTTGAAGTCGTTAGTTGCTGTTGGCTCTGCTCTGAGTCCAAGTGAGCGCAGATATTCAAATGCCGTTGTCTCATAGATGGCATCTCTTTGCATACCAGCAGGGTCACCCCATATTTTTACTTCATATTTAGGGAACTTGGTTTGCAATTCAGCCATCAAAGTCTGACCAAACCGCTCCAACCCCATGTCAAAGGTAACGATTTCGTGCAAAACACGCCACTGTCCATTGTTCATGCGCTGTCCAAAGACAGCGGCTGGGGTCAAACCAAAGTCAAGTCCGACCTGAATAGGGTAATTTGGATCAGGCTCTAAGTCAGCAGCCATGATGTTGTCGTCATACTCATGCCAAACCGACTTACCATCCTGCACAAAGGTATATTTACCCTCAGCATAACAGCGGATCCAGTCTAGGGTTTTCCCTGCCAACTGTTGTAGGTAGTAGCCAGGCGGTAAATTCTTAATGTTCTCAGCCTTGGAATTAATCTTCCACCATTTGGCTGATGCAAAGATATGATCGTTGGCTTCTGGGTTTTCGGGTAAATCTTCTGATGGAACTTCGATTACCCCGCCTGGCTGTTTGAAGAACTTCCATGCGTACTTGCCTGTGATGGGTTCTTTCTCTGCAAGCTTGTGCCACCAATGGTCATCATCCATTGGGTTAGTGTCCATCCATATTCCATGCCATGTGGCTCCACCATCTCTTTTTGTAGGATAACGTCCAACTCGATGGGTAAGGCCGTCAATGACTGCTTTTGGTAATTCTTTGGCTTCGTTAACCCAAGCACCTGTGAGTTCAAGCGAAAGCAATTTACGGACATCTTTAGGCTGGTCAAGAGCCAAAAATATAACCTCACAATCAATCCCCGCTGCATCACCTCTGGGTGGTAACTTAATGTGATGCGTAATTGGTGGCGTGTGCAGGATTGGGCCATATACATTCTCTGGAAAAAGGTCTGCCCAAGTCTTGAGCGTGGTGGTCTTGAGTTCAGGGTAGCTGTTACGCACAATGACAAAGCGGCTGTACCTGATGCCGTCCACAGGGGATGGCTTTTGTTGCACTGCACGAATCATTATCTTGGCGGCACAGACATAGGACTTGCCAGATCCGACTGGCCCCATAAGTCCAGTGACAAAGGATTTGTCCTGCAAGAACTTAAATGCAGTCGGTGAAGACCGCAAGTCAATATTGATACCAGCGATTTGATCAGACATCTTGTACGTCAGGTGATTGAATGGTTACTCCAATAACAGACGGCTTTTGTCCATCATCAGGAGTGTCGAGTAAACCAGATGCTTTTGCCAGTATTCGCAGTACTTGAACCTTGTCAAACAGTTCAATATCTATGGTGGCATTGCCTTCTTTGTCTACACGCTGGCTGATCTTTTTTATAGATTGCAGTGCGTGTTCAGGAATCTTAGAACTGGCTTTGACCCTCACATTACCAGAGTCATCCCACTCCATGATGTCGGTGATCTTGGTGTTTGCCATGGTGAGCAGGCTATAAGCCACTGCTTCACGGTTGGCAACAATGGTCTGCGAGCGTTCAATGCGCTGGACAACATTACGCACACCTCCCCATCCACGCACGGAGGGGTAAGTGCCGTTATTCTTTTTCTCAACCTTGTCGTTCATCAATAGCAGTTGGTGTTGCAGTTATTGCCATAACAGCAAGTTGTGCAAGTGACGTACTTACCATTCTGATAGTAGGTATGAGTCACACAAGATGCCCATACAGTCAAAGAAGAGGCAGCGATCCATATGCCGATTAAAGCTTTTTTCATGTGAGTCTCCTGAGATTAAAAGGGAATGTCATCATCCATGTCAGCAAAGCTCTTAGATACAGGTTTCTGTACGAGAGCAGGCTTCTTGGATTCATAACTGCCAGATTGTTGTTCAACAGGAGCGCCAAGCTTCAAGCTGAAATAGACGTTGCCAGTCTTATCATCCACATTGCGCCATGCTGATAACCAGAACTGTTGACCAGATTGGTCTGTCCACTTACCTGTTAGATCAGGATGTGAGTCTTTTTCTTTGCGGGGATTCTTTCGCAGGTTCCCACCTGCTTTAGCAGCTTCCATCTGTTATCTCCTTTTTGAAGTGCAATTTAATGCTATCACGATAAAGACATTGCACACAACTATTATTTGTGGCATAGTTCAGTTGGGGCCATCACTCAGCCCTCCAAAAGGCAGGCAGCTTACCAATTGGGATAAACGTACCGCATCCATCAGGACTTCCAGTAGCACGAGCGAACAGGGCCATACAGGTGGAGCCAACAACTAACAATCGTTGGTCAGGTTAGATAAACAAGGTGCTGCATCTCTAACGAGATCTAATCACTTTTTTTAGTGAGTGCCATAGTTCGTCCACCATCTAGGTTTTGTCCACAGGACAATAAATGCCATTTGTCCACAAGAAATTAATAGCATCCAGCAACTAGCTACCAAGCTGATTATTAGAAAAAAATTGTGTGAGATACCCCTACGGTAAGGTGGGGGGTCGGGGGGGCAAAGGGTCGATTCTAAGCTGGAAGTATTACAAGCAGCTGTAAGCCTATCCCCTGCCATACCGAGCAGAATTGAAGTAATACCTGCTTTATACAATGTCCATTATGTTAACTAATCAGCGAGTAGTAGCAATTAAGTTAACATTCTAGCCAGCACCTGCTCGATGTCAGCCACTGTCGCTGCAGGCCCTGCCTGCTGCTGCGCTGCCGCGAATATCTCAGCACCTACTGCTTTGCTTAGTTGCTCAATTGTCATTTCATCTATAGTCTGTTGACTATCTGCCTGCTTCAGATTACTAACCCGCTGGTCAGTTACTTTATCTGCTTTGCGTTTTCCCATGGTTTCCCCCTTTGCCCCTGTAGGCTGTTGATTTTCTTGCATATATGGCGCTGTTTCACCTGTAATCCCTATGATGTCAGCAAGGCTTAGATCTGCCTTGTATATGACCTGCCTTGTATGCGCTCGTTCACCCTTAAAACCGTAATAAATGACCTTTACATATCCTGCTTTGATCAAAGCCCTGGTATGCACTGCTGCCCTGTTTAGGCTGATTTTGAAATGATCTGCTATCCTTTGCAGGCCCACCCAGGTCAACCCTGCCCTGTTGCTGTAAGCACAGAGCATAAGCAGTACCCTTAGCTGCATTTCAGTTATTGATCTGTCAGTGATAGCCCTAAACGGAACCACAGCGAAATGACGCAGATCTGGCTGCTTTTCTTTTTGCTTGATCCGTGGCTTTTTGGGCAGGTTTATAGGTACTGGCTGCATGGCCTGCATTGTAAGCAGGCATAAAAAAGCCCCATTAAAGGGGCTGTAAAGGGTTTATCTGCTGTCAGTGTCTATCTGCGCCATGGTTAGCCAGTCGCTGGGCTGCTCTGATCTTACGCACTGCTGCGCTGACTGTTGACTGTCTACAATCTACTAGGGCTGCTGCATTTTGCTGGGTACGATTAAACACAATGCATAACTTAGCAGATAGCCAGGCCTTACTGCCAGGCCTTAATCTAGCCAGTACTGCTAGGGCTTCAAATTGATCAAACTGCATAACAGCCCCTTAGATTGTGCAACAGCCACAGCAGGGTGAATCTATGCACCTGCCTGTTGCATTACGAGTAAACGTGCGATATCTGCCCTGATCGTTTAGGGTTATCGTGTTAACCCGACAATCCCCTGGCTCGCTAAACCATGCTTTTCTGCTGGCAGTGTCATAGGTTATCTGATCCCCTGGCCTGATCGCTGCCCCTGATATGGAGCAGGTTCCCTTGTACTTAGCTATCATGCTTTTTTGCATATCAGTACCCCATTAAAAGAAAAACGATTAAGAAAACAGCAGCCACAATGCAGGCCAGTAGTACAGGTTTATCGGTTTTATCTATCATGCTGCCACCTGCTTTAATTGGATAACCTTATGCATTTTCTTGCCATGGGCAGGATATGCAATAACCTTAATCTTTTTATCCCAGCAGGCCCTGCAGCCACTACACTGGCCTGCATTCTCATAAGCCCTGCATAGTGTTACCCCTTTAGGCAGGCTGTCGCTGTCAGCCACAATAACCGATCCATGCAGCCCTTTTGTAAACTTCCCTTCTATGCTGTCACTGCTAAACCTAACCGATACATTCGACAATGCAGCCATGGCTGTTAAAACCTGCCTGAATTTAGGGAATTTATGCATCCTAGTAGGCAGCCAGTGCTTAACCCATGGTGTACGCTGCATAACTTCTAAGATCTTTTCAGCCAGTGCCAGGTTATAAATATCCCCACTGTCAAACCACCTGAAATAACTATCTTTTGCCAGTGCCTGTACCATGTCATCAGCCCAGTCTATGCGCTGCCAGTCTATGCGGTTAAATTCCCTAGGGGCTTTAACATTCGGAAACCTGTAGTTTCCTGTAGTGGCATAGCAGCCCTTACAGGCATCTACTAAAACCCCTGGGCTTTCAATACTGCCAGGGCAGGTATCCAATGCCTGCAGCGACCATGAGCGGATACCGTCTAACTTAGACGTTATGCTGATTTTTACTGCTGCTGCTGTTTTAGTGTGTTTCATTTTGAAATTCCAATAATGTTAGGGCTGCTTTTTTGCATAATTCGACCTGCTGCTCTGTTAAGCCCTGCGTTAACTGTATGGCTATCTGCGTGGCCTGCTGGGCTTTACTGTCGCTGGGCGCAGTGATAGCCAGTGCCAGGGCATTAACTAACATGGCCTGCTGCGTGTGTAAATAATTCATGCTGAAACCCCCATAATTAAACGTTTAAGATCTTTTATTGACCTGCCTGTCATATCTGACAATTCCCGCAGGGTAAGGTTTAGATGGCTGTCGTAATAATCGACAATTTCAGCATCAGTGCTGCTGTAATTAGGCTGTTTATCGTCATTCATGCTTGCACCTGTGCTGCTTTTTTTGCCAGCTGATCAGTTAACGTCACAATGCCACGTAGCAGATCGACAGCCCTGCGCTTGTAAATTACTGGTGAACCAGTGTGAACCACTGAAAACCAGCCCTGTGGTTCAATATTCACCACACAGCTGCGATTTTTAACTGCGAACCATGCGGACATATATGCATCGATCAGATGTGTTTTTTCAGTATGTGTCATGCTGCCACCTGCCATTTGATCTGCTCTGCTGCTACTTCAATTTCATAGCCCAGTTGCATAATTTGATCTAAGGTTTTTTCTTTCAGGGTTTTAGTGCCTGCAATTGCAGCGAATAGCTGGGCCTGCTCGCATACAGGGTAAACAACCCAGCTACCATAATTTTTATCTAATCGGATTGTGATTTTCATGTTATGCCCCTTCATTTTCGAGATATGCAGCCACTGGCATAAACAGCAGTGAACCGACAGCAGCGAATAAAAAAGCAAAATCCTGTGTACCGAATGCATATCCGATAAAACACAGGCAGGATTTAAGCCCCAGGTACATGGTAAAACTATAGTCTTTTCTCATTTCAAGCCCCTTAGTAGGTGGTTTCAGAATGTATCGGCGCTGAATTGCTAACCGATGCACAGAATATAACGCAGCCACCTACTGTATGTAATAGGGACAAACCCTAGTATTTGAATTTATTTATTGACAGTCAACGAAAATGCAACAGCCATGGCCTGACTGGCTGCTGATCTGCCCTGATCTGCTGCCCCTGCTGGCAGGTTTTCCCATGGATTAACCGTTGATTGATACTTTTGTTTTCAACAGGCTGATTTTAGGTATTACTGGCTGATTTTCTGTGGTTTTATACAGTAATCCATGCCACCTACACCCAGCGAAAAATTGAAATTGGGGGTATTCCAAACCCCACTGGTATGGGGCGCATGGAAAATTTCTATTCAGGATCGCTGGAATTTTTCCCAGCATTTGCCTTCTGCGCCAGCATGAAATTCACCAAGTCATCCTTGATTCCCTTGTAAAAACCATATGGCTCGGCATCAAGCTCCTTTGCTCTAAGCCATGCATGATCCTTGACTGCTGGCATACTAGCCATCCATATCAGATGGTTCAGCACAAAAGCGTAATGCTCAGGGTCAGTGTCTTTCATCAACATCTTGTAAATACACCAATACTTGTACCACTAAAAATAAAACACCAATGGTAATAACACTACCAATAAACAAAAGAATAACCTCAACCATCTTTGTCTCCTTTACTTGCTTTGCTTTGCCTTTGAATAAATGTTTACCTGCTTCTTCTCTGTCAGGCTGATGCGCTCCCTTGATGCCACACCCAACGCCTGACCTGCAGCTATCTGTTTAAGCTCCTTGTCCCTCATCCATATGCTTGGCTCACCTTGCCAATTGAATGCTGTCTTTGTTTTACTCATGCGTAATCGCCCTTTGGGGTATGTTCTATCAAACGCTGTTTTAGCCTGGCAATCCTGTCCTCGTTGTATTGCATAGCAGAGTGAGCGTACTCAGCAGCAGTCTCAGCTTCCAGCTTGCGTAGGTGTGCTTCCTGTAATTCCTTGGCAATCACCTCATGGATAGTTCTTGCCCTCAAGATGTCTCTAACGTACTTGATTGTTGATTCTCTGAAGTTCAAAGTGTTCCCCTTAGTTGCCAGCCAAGTACAAAGTAGTTCCAGCGGGTTTGTACGCTTGGATTGATGTATCTACCTTTGGTTTGCTCTAGTTCTGTGTAGCCTTTGGCAACCATCATTGCCTCAAATACCTGCTGTGCTTTTGTCATTTTTCATTCCTCTTATGTAAACAGTCAAACTGTCTACGGTGTCAGCACCAAAACCAGTCATCTTCTCTATCTCTACTGCCACTTCCTCAATCACTGTGTTGCGTAACATATCGTAGAACTGTTCAGCCGTCATTGGCTTTAACTCCTGCTCAACACGCTCTTTTAACTCTGCCATTCTTGTCTCCAAGTTAATCAGTACATCTATCTGCCGCTTGCGATTAAAGGAAGACTCAACAGCCAGCCTGCGAGACACACTGCCAGTTTCCCAGTCGTTAAATTCCATTTGGCTTCCTCTTGGTTGACTCAGTAAACCTGCCAGCCTTGCGAAAGATTGTCAGCAAAGACTTGTATGGCACACCAAATCTTTTTGCTATCTCCAGTTTGCTGAATCCCTGCTCATGCAAGCTAAATGCCCTGCGCTCGTCAATATCAATAGGTTTGCGACCTGATCCTTTTCTAGCCCCACCCTTCACTGCAACCCCATCGGATCTTCATCAGTCATCAGATCCTTGATGTGTTTAAGTTCCCTTGCAAACATAATCATTAATTGACTATTGGCATTAAAAGCTTCAGCCAATTGCTCAAACTGGTTCTCAAGATAGGTAATACGTTGCTCCAATGTCTCTTCATTCATGGCAATAACTCCAATACTGTTACCTCAATCCGAGGCGATCCATACGCTTTACTGCTGTGCAACTCGCACACCTGGCTGTCATCCAACCACAAGATGCCGTTGCCAGCATCCATAATTGCCTTGATGTAATTGTCCAAATCAGGTTTGCCCACTGGTCTTTGCTCTCCAGACTCTGCCTGCTGGCGCTTGGCCTTTGACCAACTGACAGGGATAGTCTTGTACACCCGCACAGACAGGGCTACAGGCGTGTCTAAAGGATCTTGGCTACCCATGGCTCGCTTGGCGGCTTGAGCTATCTCCTGCTCCCAATCCGCTGTCTTCTTGGGGGTATATGTCTTGACAAATCCCCCTTGACGAGCGAATCTCGGTCTGCCTTTCCCCACAGGCTCTCCACAAACGACAAAATTCACCATCAAAGTCATCAAGATCCCCTGTAAGTTGCAACGCTTTGTTTATCAATTTGTCTGGAGTTGGTTTGCTTTCTTTCACGCCATCCAATATCCTGTGGGCATACTCCAAGTTCATTTGACAGCCCTTAATGGTTTGATAAATGGCAGATCCACATCCTTTTCGGGTGGTGGTGCAGGCAAGGTAACTGATGGTGGAGTCCACCCAGCCTTGCGCCATGTCGCCTGCACATCAGCGCCACGCTGATATTTAAAGCTACCAGAAGTTACACGGACGCTGGGCATGGTGATCTTGGTTCCTTCAGGTGGTTGCCATTTACTCATTGCCAGTCCTTAAGAATGATTGAAGTCTTGTATCTGCATTTGAATACTGCCGACCCAAGTTATCAATTATCAGATCGTCAACAATAGCAGCCATCGATCTGCGTTGCGCTAATGCCGCATTGCGTAAGATCTCCTTGGTAGCTGGACGCACTCGCACCATAAGTGGAGTGACTTCAATTTTTGGATTGATTGTATGTTTCATGCTTGCAAGTATATTGCAAAATGCAATCACGCATCTAGGGAAAGTACCTAGAAACCTAGCATTTATTGGTGGTGTATACTGCTATCACTTTGCAATCATGCAAGGCAAACAACCTACCTACTAAGGAGAGTTCAATGGAATTCGGCACAATTTGGAAAAAACTTGTACGCCGCAACGACCCCCACACCAGTCAAGAAGCCGCCAAGTCTGTCAACACGACAAACATGGAGCAGATTGTCTATGAGGTAATTGCAGGTTATCCACAGGGTTGCATACAGGATGAGGTACTAGCTCACTTAATGAGCTATCCCTACTCTACAGTGACCGCTCGGTTCAGATCCTTGCTTGACAAGGGTTACATCGTTGACACTGGGCTTACCCGCCCTGGTCGATCAGGAAGAAAACAGCGGGTTTTGCAAATCAATGAAAAACATGATTGAGTATTTTATTCAGCAAAAAGACTATTTTGCGTTGTTCTTCATTGCAATCAGTGTCTTCAAAGTTTTGTTTTTAATCTGGATTCTATTAATCAAAAAGGAAAAAAATGCCTAAGTTAACCTCAGACAAAATGCTGTCTTGCTCACAACTGCCCAGCCTGTTTGGTGTCAGTCCTTACTCCAGTCCCAATGATGTCCTGATGTTCTGCATTAAGTCAATACTTGGTGAGAATGCACGAACCCAAGCAGGTGAAGCGGCAGACTGGGGCAATGCTTTGGAGCCAGCCATCATTGCAGAAATGGCAAAGCGCCTTGGGATAGACCGATACTCCATGCCTGAAGAAGCTTTTGAGCATCCTGATCTGCATTTGGCGGCAAGCGCAGATGCAATTGCTTTCCTTAAAGATCCCATTGTTGTCCAGCATGATCCAAGCAAAGGTATCTATGTGGTTGATGGAGACTCAATTACCCTGACTGGCAACGGAGTGCTGGAATCCAAGCTAACACGAGGTCATGCTGAGGACTCCTTGCCACTTTATCGTGGGCCAATCCAAGTCCAAGGTGTAATGATGTGTACTGGCTTGGACTGGGCAGCTATCGGCTGTCTGTACTCAGGCGTGGAACTAAGGATCTTCCTATTTAAGCCACATGAAACCACCATGGCGCAGATCGCAAACTATGCCACTGACTTTCAAGATCGGCTGACTACCTTTGAAGAAACAGGAGAAGCGCAGTACTACCCAGCCGCTGACAGCAAAGATGCCAACCGTATTTGGCCTAACGCAAAGGAAGAAGAAGTCCAACTTGACATTGATGCCGAGGATATCGTGGCAGACATTGTCATTGCCAAACAGAAGATAGCCAGCCTACAGGAAGACATCGACCTGTGGGAAAAGGATCTTAAGGTGCTGATGAAAGACTACTCCAGCGCCAAGGTTGGTGCATGGACGCTCAAGTGGCCTATGCGTCACTTCAAAGCCACCATTGCAAAGATCACACCAGCCAAAGAAGCCTACTCAATTCGCCAGTCAACGATAACTATTAAGGAATCTAAATGAAACAGATCGCATCAGCCCTTGTAAAAGCCCAACGTGCCTTTGGCCCTGCTTTAAAGACTAGTACAAACCCTCACTTTCGTAGCCGTTATGCAGATTTGTCTGCTTGCGTGGAAGCAGTGATAGATGCACTAAATGAGAATGGCATCTTTTTACTGCAAAAAAATTACGACTGTAGTGATGGCATCATGTGCGAAACAGTGTTTGTCCACGAGTCAGGTGAGATGCTGGAGTGCGGAATAGTCCACTTTCCTGCTGTCAAACAAGATCCACAGGGGTATGCCAGTGCTTTGACCTACGCTCGCAGGTACAGCCTGATGTCTGCCTGTGGCATAGCACCAGAAGATGATGACGGCAATGCTGGATCACGCCGTCAAGCGCCAGCAACCAACCCATTGGATGCCATCAAGCCACCAGCGCCAGCCGCTACCCTGCCTTATGTGCTGACAATACCTGGCAAGGAACCACGCCAGTATGAGACATCAGAAACTTACACCAATGGTTCCATTGAACTGCGTAAAAAGGTAGAGGAATCATCCTTGGCAACACGCACAAAAATGACTAAGCTTAGGGAACTGCGTGAGGTAAACGAGGATCAGGTAAACAAGCTCAACCCTGAACATAAAGCTAAATTGGTTGGAGATTATCAACTGCGCTTGAAGAGACTAGGCGCACAACTTGAGGAGAAAGAAGATGCAGATGGAGGACTGGAATAAACTAGATGAACAATACAGGGAGTATTGTCAACAGTGTCAAACCGCTGGCAAACCCCCTGTAGACTTTCACACTTGGTTGCTTGGTAATGATTAAGCCAAAGCAGACATAGCGTTATCGGTGCGGGCAATGCGGTCATCAAGACCGTGTGTCCCACCATTTATTTTCTTAGTCAAGCCTGTCCAGTTCTGGGCATCAGCCAACTCATTCAGATTATTCTTATCCCAAAACCAACCTGCTGTGAGCGCAGCATATTTAGGTGTGCTTACCAAGTCAGGTTCTGCAATAAAGTCAACGTCCAAAGAGTCGCCAGCCAACTGGTAGTTTGTCTTGCCAGTCAATTGGATCAAGCCACGACCACGGTACATGAACCCTTCACCAGATGCCTCGTCACCATTACCCATGCGATCAGCATAGACCTTGTTGGCGATCTTCTCAGGGTTGCGGTGGTATGGTTGTGCGGCATCCAAAGATGTGAACCGCTTAGGCCAAACCTTGGTCAATCCTTCTGCTGAGTAGTTGAGGTTTTCTTTGAGCGCAGTAAAGTTAGCAGACTCGTGAGCGCACTGACCCAAGAACGCAGCTTGTCTTTCAGTTGTGCTAATGTCAAAGCGATTACAGGTTTCATTGATTGCATCAATCCATTCCTCTGCCTTTGCAGGCGTGATTTTTAAAGCTTGGGCTAATTGTTCAGCGTTCATTTGATTCCTTTCATGGTTTGGTAAACAGTGTTATACGCATCGATACACGCATTTAATTGTCTGATGGCTTTGTCTCCGTCATCTGTGATGGCGACAAGAGCTTGAGCAGTCTTTCCGTCAAGTTCGGCTCCTGCTTGAACGCTATCTCTGGCGGGAGCGGGGGCATCTGAGGTGGCTGGTACGGCACACTCGGTGGCTTTGACAGGGATGAACAGCTTGCGTTTGCCAGAATCAAGATCAGACTTAAGATTCGCAATGCGTTTGGATGCTTCATCGTTTTGTTTCCTTAGTTTGGCGGCAGTCTCTTGTGCGTCTGCCTGTAGCTTCTGTTCAGTTTCCCTAGCCTTGGCATTCAATGCGGCTATCTCAAGTTGCTGTCGATCAAACTCATCTGCACTTCCCTTGAAATATCCGCTTGTACCTGCGCCAAGAACAGCAAAGACGATACCCAGCAGTACCCATGGATTGAACAGACTCATTCTTTTGCTTCCAGCTTGGGTTCAGGATCATTGTCAACAGCCTCCGCTCTGGCAGTAGCAACAGCAGATGCGGCAGCAATTACCTTTCGTCCAGCCACACCACCCAAGACACCAGTACACAACAACATAATGTCATTGATCATCTTTGTATAGACTTTATCTATTGGAGCCATGCCACTCATAGGCTGAGTCACCCATGTCACAGAATAGATGAAACTGAAGCACGAGCCAAGCAGGATGATGGAGATCACAAAGATGACCCATGCCCACACACGGACTTCAATCTCGTCAGGACTCAGGCGAGGCTTTACAGGTTTGTATCCAATGGTTGTCATTTCTTCTCCTTTTCAATGGTGATCAGTTGTTCAGGGCAAGTTCCAGTAGCAGTACACACTGGCGCTTTGCATTCAGCATTCTCCCAATTCTTTGGATCTTGGCATGGGTATCTAAAGCGATCTTCACAGCCAGCAAGAACTACTAGCAGTACAGACAGAAACCAAATTTCATACACATTCATTTGTCTTTCTCCCTTTGCTTTTGCTCAATTTGTCTTCTTAACTTTTCAACTTTTTCAAGCTGTTGCTTAACCTCATGCTTAACCTCAAGCACATCAAGGTACAGCATTGCACCCAATGGCAACAGAAGAGCAATCAAGATACAAGCAGCAACCCATCCCACTATGTCTTCCCCCACCGATTCACGACTAGGAGCCACAGCCAAAGGTACAGGAGGAATATAGTAGTCGCTATCAGATACCCTAGCTTTAGCTGGAAGTTTCTTTCCTCCTCTTTGCGTAGCCATAGTTCCTGCCTCTTCTTTGCCTCTTCCTTTAGCCTTGCTTGCGTTTGCTCCTCTTCAATTTTATCCTTCATGCTGAACACTTCGCTATAAAGCGCCCCCATTTCGGGAGGTGATTGGTAGACCATGCACTCTCTGATTTGTACCACCAAGTTGTCCATCTCTTGCTGTGCCATCACTCTCTTGAGTGCTGACTCCATCAGGTTTTGGTCAGGGTCGTAGACGTTCTTGCTTTTCTCTTCCTCTTCCCTGATGTGCGCTGCTAGTTGTTCTTGGAGTCTGAAGAATTCTGTGAGGTTAGAAACAATGTCAACTTTGACTTGAGTCTCGTCAACAGCGACATAGTCTGACTTCTTAGATTTACCAGCAGGCTTTGCAACTTGAGTCTTTGGCTTGCTACCAAAGAACGCAAGTAGCTGACCCCAGAAGCCACGCACCTCTTTGCCAATGGCAACAACCTCATCAGCAGTTCTTTTGATCTCAACAAAAGATTCCTTAGCCTGCTTGTAAAGCTCGCACCCAGCTTGGATCTGTTTAACCAAGCCAGCCGCAAGTAGGCAGATGCTGATCGGATCAATTTACAGCCCCAATAGCTTTTTGACAAACTCTGCCGCCACGCCTGGCCCAAACAACACAACCACCATTACCGCATACAAAAGGTATTCAATGCGAGTCATGCGTTTGTCTCCAGCGGTAAAAGACTTTTCAATAGACTCATACCTTTGGGCGCAAATAGCTTCATGCACAGCAAAATCTTTTTCTAAATCGCTCATGCTTCATCCGCTGGCAATGGTGTGTTGCCCTCTGCAAGCCATGCTAGGTAGGCTTGGTAGTCGGTGTTTTCAGCATTAAAAGGAATGCTTGTAACAGAGCCATCATTGTTATCTCTGTTGTCGGACGCAAAGGGAATGAATGCGCCATCAGATACACGTTGGATGTACTCTTGTGAAAGTTTGCCGTTAATGTTTTTTACTTGTTTATACATTTCATAACTCCGATGATGCTATCCAGCCATTTGCGCCTGTTGCTTGAACAACTACCCATGCCGCACCGCAATTGCCATACATTCCTGTACCTGATGCATCTGTTTGAATAAAACTAAGTGAATATGAACCACTTGCACCTGATCTAGAATAATTCCATGCGCCAGTTTGACTCATTGTGGGAGATGTACGTTTTTGTACAGAAAATTGAACCCACAACATTGCATTGTTAGTTCCATCAGAAACTAATGAACAATACACATTACTATTTTTTTCATAGTATCTTTGGCAAAGTTGAAACTCAGTCCCATAAGGTCTGTAATCAAAGCTCGTTGCAACAGACGATTCTTCTAATTGCACATTACCAATAACCCAAGTGCCTGAAATTTGTGCGCCAACAGTAAAGACAATTTCAATACCTGTTGTAGCGGCGGCAGGAATGCTGATTTGGGTGCTGTAGTTTGTCAATGTTGACGTTACAGTAAATGTGCCTGTTGCAATCTGAGTGCGTGTAGGGCTTGCTAATGTGCCAAACGTGTCTGCTGTGGTTGCATAGTATGCAGTCCATGTGACTGTGGTCAGCAAGCTGTTTGAAAGATTGACAGACAACGTGGCAGTAGAGCCAGCCATGTCATAGCTATTCAATTGTTCAATACGTTGACCAACGCCAATCGCCGTGACTGATGCTGCGCCAGTAATCTGCAAGTTATTCTTTATTGCGCCTGAACCAGCTACCTGTGCCGCAGTTACGTTTGCACCAGTACAGTAGACATAGAAACGGTCTACAGTTGAATAACCAGCGGCAATGGTCGAGCCAGCGGTAATTGTTGCAGACGTTGCTCTTTGTGCAATTTGCATCTGACCATTGATGATGCGGTTGCGAAAGCCAAACGTGGAAGCAGAATCAAACTGCCCTGCAAGGGTAATACCTGTTGTTCCTGATATTGCGATAGGCATGATTTATTCCTTTGGGTATTTAGCTTTGACTGCCAAGCAATCAGCGATGTACTTGTCAATCTGCGCTTGGTTGCCCTTGACTACTCCATCAATGTAGTCTGTGATTGGTGGGTACTCAGCGGCACGTTTTTCAGCGTAAGTTGGCGTGTACACAGGTCGTAGTGCTTCAGCTTCTGCATCCGTAATAGCAACAGAACCAGCGGGAAGCAAATGAGCAAATTCAGGCTCGATGAAGTGCAAAGAATTGTCGGGGGCTTTGTAAAACATTTGATTACCTCAGTTCAACTGGGCTACTGTACGAACCCGAATTTGTTGTGTAGTTGTATGACGCTCCCGCAGGGACAATGCCTCCAACGTGCGTTTGAGTTGTTGCAACGGTGACTGTCTGATTAACAGTTATGCCATTAACAAAAAGAGCAATGTTGCTACTCACCGCTAAAAATACTGCGGTGTATATAGGTTTTCCAGTAGTGTTGTAGTAAGTCACTCCTGTGGTGCGCGTGACATTTTGCCAAAGTTGATTAAAACCTAGCGATGACAGAGCCGCCAAAGCCTGACCGCCAACGCCTTGAATAGTTGACGGTGCGGTTGCCCATGTGCCTGCCGTGGCTTGGGTGCTGTCGATGAAACCAATCACTCGGTATGCAACGCTTGTTCGGGCTGTTGTTGAATAGACAACGCTTGCACTATCAGCCGCACCAGCGCCGCCCTCGGCGGTTGTGGATATAAGGTTTGTCTCATCAAGCTGAGTTCCACCGCTAATATTTACCGCCGCTAATTCAATCGTTCCAGCATTGTTGAGGGCAATTACCACAATCCGTGAAGCAACAGCGCTTACCGTTCCAAGTGTTGAACCGCTTGAAATAACCAAGTCGGCGGGTGTACCTGAGACAGTAGTAACAGTACCACTACCTAATGTGGTTGAGCGAAAATCCAACGCAAGTGCAGAAGCCGAAATGGTCAAGGCGCTAGACGCAACGGAAGCGGAAATAGGTTGGATTTCACCCCCCACACTTAATACGCCTGTTGTCTGTGGCAACGTCAGCGTGTAGTTGCTGTTGGTGTTTGGTGCGGCAATGGTCAGCGTACCTGTGCCGCTGGCGTTACCTTGTACTTGTACTAAGCTCATGCTAATTGCTCCTCTGTAGGTGCTGTTAATGCATCTGCAAGTGCTTTAGCTTCTGCCTCTGCTTGCTGCGCCGCTACTGCCGCATCATGAATGGCTTGTTCTTCAGCGGTGTACTCAACGATTGAGGTCACGCCTGTCTCTACATTTACTACGATTCTGTGTGTCATGTTGTTATCCTTCGTACAAAATGTTAATAGAGCCAGCGTCAAAGGTGTCTGTGCCGTTGACTGTGGTGATACGTACTCGGTCAAGAGTTGCGGCAGTAGTTTTATTTCCTCCACCTTGAACTGAATAAGACGAGCCTCCTGAACTCAACCCAAGAACATGCGCTCCAACCCACTCATTAGAGCCTAATGAAGTAAAACTTACCTGACCGTAAAATAAATTACCTGCTGCGTTGCTAAAAATAATAAAACCCGCAGTAGATGTTGTTCCTCCAGCAAGAGTTGCACCTCCAGTAATAGCGCCATAAGAAATATAACCGCTAGTTTCTACACCGCTAGATGTCCCTAGCTGTAACAAAATTGCAGATGTACCACTTACAGAAACGCCGCTAAACATCACAGTAATACGCTTCACCCAAGAAGGGATGCTGGTGAAGTCAATGCTTGTGCCTGATGTAGATGGAACAAGAGTACCCGAAGTAATACCCAGCACAGCGCCTGAGTTGATCGTAACGCTTGATGACCCGTTAATAGTTACTGCCATGATTTTTCCTTAGAGAACAACCCAGTTGCTACCGCTGGGGACTGTGACTGTGATGCCTGAGTTGATGGTGATTGGCCCTGTACTCATAGCGTTTTTGCTTGTAGAAATGGTGTAGTTTGTAGTGACTGTTTGACCGTTCTCAATGAAGATGTCATCACTGCCACCACCAGTTGCACCGCCACCCACTGAAGACCATGCAGTGCCGTTGTACCCTTCAAACTTTGCAAGGGTGCTGTTAAACCGCAAATAACCAGCACTGGGTGCGCCATCTCGTTGACCAGTTGTACCTGCTGGCATATAGGCAGAACCTGTTGCCGAAGATTGAGATACAAACCCAGTACCTGAAACATATGCAGCTACCCAAGCAGATCCTGTGTACAACAACATAACTCCGCTAACGGAATTAAAATATAAAGCCCCACCTAACAGAGCATTACCATCATTATCCAAAGTTGGATTAGATGTTTTTGATCCAAGGTAACGGTCATCAAAATTATCGTATGCAGTTAATGTTGCATCTCTTGCGGATTCAGCAGATGCTTGTGCGCTTGCGGCACTTGATGCACTTGTAGATGCCGCCTGTGCATGGTACTTAGCAGAGTATTCTCCACCAGCAACAGTACCAGAAGTCTTAGTTGCCCAGTCATTGGCAAGAACTGCTGAAGCGGCGGCAGCACTTGCAGAAGCGGCGGCAGAGGCAACACTGCTACCATCAATAACTAAGTCCCATTTTGCAGAATCTGCATTGGTAGAAATAGGTGTAGTACCTGAAGATGTATGTGCAGTATTAACCCTGTAGATACTGCTATTGCTGGAGTCTTTAACCAAGTCACGCACTGAGTACGATGTACCTGATGCCCAGTTACCACGCCAGTTACCAATGTCTTCACCAACAACTGGATTTCCTAAACTGTCAAAAGCCAATATCTTTCCAGCACGACTGGTCTTGCTTGGCAAAATCATGTTAATGTCTGTTGGATCAGTAACAGGAGCTTTCAGTCCACGCTCTGCCTTTTCATCTGTCTGCTGGCTAAAGATCACCAAGCTGTCAAACTCATCGTTCAACGAGTTGGCAAACAAATCACCACCAGTCACAAAGTCTGTTGCCCTTGCAATTGCTCGGTCACCAACCAAAGTAATGTTGTCGGCTCCTGTTGCGGCAACGACAAGTGTTACTGATCCAGTTCCATTGCTGTTGATCGTAACTGTGTAGTTAGTTGTCAGCGTCAACAAGGTGCTGTTTTTGTAAACAGCAATGTCGGTGTTTGCTAAGATTTCAAAGCTAAAGCTGTATGGCCCAACTCCAGCAGAGCCAGTGTATACAACACGCCTTGTTACATCAGAAATAGGGAATGCCATTATTTAGCTCCTTTGCCAAATTCTTTGAGTTTTTCAGCTTTATCCGAAATGCGTTTTTTAATGTCATCACCATAAATGCTTTCATCAATTAAAAGTTTTTTAGAAACTTCAAACACATCACTGAATGTCTTGCTAATCATATTTTGATATACGATTAAAGGTTGTTTATTGTCGTCTTCTTTGATCATTTGCACAACGGCTTTTACTTCATCTTCCAATTTAAGTTTTTTATTTGCAATGCGAATAACCTCGTTATATTCTTCAGATGTCAACTTGGTATTTCCAGAAAGTCCAGTGTTCGGATCTTGCATAGTAATTTGTCTACTAGGCATAGCAATGTTTGCATTTAACTGAATCAACGCCTGATCAGTCTCAGACATCTTTCCTTCCTTCATACGCAATGGTGACCATGTGTATTCATGCGGAACTGTCTCACCATAAATGTTAAGCATGGGCGGTAAGTCCTCAGACAAGCCAGGTGTCTCAGACTTCCATTTGTTGACAGCATCCATCAAACCTTTGAGGCCAGCAGGTAAATTAGGATCTGCTTGGTAGTCTCTGCGAAGCGGATCAATCTTTTCCTTGGTGCTGGTAACTAAACCAGACAGTGGCTCAACGGATTTGATGGCAACAGTTGTACCAATACGAGCAATACCATTCAGCATTTCAACCATATGTTGCCTACTATTTGGCACACTGCCGCCAAGCAAAGATGTAATATTGCTCACACCAGTTAGCATTGGATGTTCCAACATATAGTTGGCAACACCAAACACAATACCGCCAGCCAGCGCATTGACACGACTGTCGTCTTCCTCATACCTAGCATAGTCAACATAGTCAGCAGACATACCCATCAAAGCGCCAATTGGCTCCATGCCTTGATAGCTTAGGTAAACCTTGCCTGCGTAATCACCAGAACCAAATCGCACCATGCCAGGGAACTGCGAAAAGTCTTGACGCATATCTTCTGATATTCCACTGATATCAAACACAAAGCTGTATGGTTGCCAACCTTGGCGCTCCATTGCTTGGCGTGTTCCTTTGTCGCCAGGGCCTGATCCTGTAATCGTGCCATTGGTAGCCATCTGGCTAAATCCATATATAGCAGCACCTCCAAGACCAACCTTGGTCATTGCCATATCAGCTTCTTTTCCACCTTGTTTCATTGCAGTCCAAAATGAATTGGTAAATGGAGCGAATGGTGTACGAGCTACAGCTTCACCCATCACATTAACTGGTGTTGCAATAAATGGTAGTTGAGTACGCAAAGCAAATCCAGTAGCTGTATTTGGCGTTAAAGCAGATTGAATTTTTCCAGCAGTACCTTCAAGCCTTTGAGTAAATGTCCCAGTTTCTGCCAGACCAGCAATGTAATCTGGTGGCTCTAACAAAAATTTATCGATAGCATCAGATTTTGCTTTAAGTGCATCTGTAACAGTTGATCCACTCTTTAATGCATCATCAAATGTTTTGATGCCAAGGCGTGTGGTTTCAGCCGACAGTTCATAGGTGTAGTTCACACCCTTAAAGAATTCATCAGATGTCATCAATGCACGACCAGGCAATGTGGTCACATAATTTATTGACCTAATGCCAGCCGACAATAAAGAGCCATCTGCTTTAGCATTAAATAACTCTAAACGAGATTGTTGTCTGGCAATTTTGGTTGGATCATTCCATCCTTTTGGTACGCCATTTACAAACGCATGAGACATTAATTCCCAGCCATTACGCACAGCAGTTGTTGTGGATGCCAGCATGGTTGGCACTTCCAACAATGAGTATGCATCGTCACCACCAAGACCAATGCCTTGTCGCACTGTTCCAATTGTTGCGGCAACAGCACGTTCAGTCATGCGCCATGGCAAGAATACAGTGTTACTCAAAGCATTCTTCAAATGTGTGCCTGGTCGAGACAAAATACCATTGACATAGACTGTGTATAACTTTTCCCAAGGATTACCTTGTGCCATACCTTTAATAAGATTTGCCTTACCTTCTGGAGTTTTAATATCCAAATAGGCTTGAGCAAACTTTACAATGTCAGTCTCATTGCCAAAGTTCTCAATGATGTTTGAAATATCCACAGCGCCATCACGAGGCATACGCATCACAGCCAAAGACTGAGCGACATTAGTTTGGTAACCCTTGACACTTTGCTGAAGTAAATTGTGAAAGTGAATAGTCTGAGCCATCTCTGCCAACTCAGTTGGAGTAGCAGATCCATCAGCAACCTTTGCAGCCAGTCCATCCAAATGCTTGGCACTGGCAACCATGGCATTCAATGCCTTGTATGTGTTCTCAGGAGTTACCTGTAACTTACCGCTTGTAATGTCATCAATGAATTTAGGGCCAATGCCAGCACCTTCAGCGGCAAGACGTACATCATCAAATGTAATTGTCTTGGTCTTGAGGCCAGACATCTTGTTCATGGTTTCAATGGTTGACTTGATGTCTTCCGTTGTTTCCATCTTTGGCAGATTGAATACAGTTGTTGGTGGGACTTCTGCTGCTAGATCTGCTGTTGAACGAAGATTCTGTATGTCAGCACGTTGGCTTGAAAATGCTTGAGGCGTAATTGCTGGATCGGCATTGACTTGCACTTTGGCGGCAATAGCGGCTTCTGTCTTGCTGCTAGTAACGCCAGCATTGATTGCGGCTTTTGCTGTATCTTCAACGGCGGCGGCAGTAGCGGCCTCTGGTGTTAATGGTGCAACAGGTGGTCTACGAATTTCAACAGGCTTAAGCTTCCTTAAGACTTCACGCATAACTTCACCACGACCACCAGCAACCTGAATGCTTTCTTCCTGTGCTTCTGGTTGCATTGAACCCATAGCATCAACAGTTGCTGTTTCTGTCATTGGAACGGCAGCAAGTTCTTCTCGTTGACTCTGATCAACAAGTCCTTCATTCATCTGATCAAGTTTTAGATCAAGTTGCTTGACTGTCATTATTTTTCTTCCTTAACCAATGACTTGACTTTTTTGACAACACCCTTGCCTATAGTCTTTGCCGCCTGTACGCCAGGCAATACATTTAATGCACCAACAGTACCTTCAATTCCAGCAGATACAAGATCACCTTCCTTTGCAGATCTAACACCTTCTTCAATTGCCAATACACCTTCTTCAACGTACATAGGAAGCATGGCTGTACCAATTGCTGTACCAATGCCAGGCAACATTGCCAAAGCATCTACAAGACCCATTTGTGCTGGAAAGTTACTACTTGCACCACCAATAAAAGATTCAGCATTTTGACGAGCTTTGTAACGATCTACACCAAGGCTTTCTAAAATACCCTGAAGCTTACTAGCAGTTTGCTCACGCATGGTTGGATTAAAAGATTTCATCTCAGCCTGAGCTTCACCAGAGTAGGCAGTCTCAGGCAAGTTACGAGATCCAACCTCAGCCACCAAGACATCGCCAGCTTGACTAGTGCCTGCCGCTTGAACAGGCGCAGGCTCAACAATAGGATCAGGCGCTGGGTAGAACACGCTATCCCAGTCTTTGCGGAGTTCTCGCTCTAGACTCATAGATTGTCCTTATAG